TATAACAATACCGATCGGGATAATTTTAAATACGTTCGGTGTCACTCGGAATCCGAACTGATCATGTCGTTCTTGGATTGGTGGCAAACCAATACTCCAGAAGTTATCACTGGATGGAACTGTGAACTGTACGATATTCCGTACCTAGTTGGCAGGGTTGAACGTATTATGGGTGAGAAGACCGCTAAGAAGTTTTCTCCTTGGGGCATCATTAAGAAAAATGAGATTGTGATTTCTGGTCGTAAACAGATCTCGTATGATCTTGCAGGTATCTCTGTGATCGATTATCTTGATCTCTACAAGAAATCCCCAGCAACTTCAAACCAAGAGAGTTATCGATTGGATCACATTGCTAATGTGGAACTTGGTGCAAGGAAGTTGGATCACTCTGAGTTTGATACTTTCCGAGAGTTTTATACAAAGGACTGGAATAAGTTTGTAGATTACAACATCGTTGACGTAGAACTTGTAGACAAACTTGAGGATAAACTCAAACTGATCGATCTTTGCTTCACTCGTGCATATGACGCTAAGGTAAACTTTAGCGACATTGCCTATCAGGTACGTACATGGGATGCAATTATTTACAACTATCTGAAGAAACGTAACATTGTTATTCCACAAAAGGAACGTAATCAGAAGGATGAGAAGTACGCTGGTGCCTATGTTAAAGAGCCTAAGCCTGGAGTATATGACTGGGTTGTTTCTTTCGACTTGAACTCCCTGTATCCTCACCTGATCATGCAGTACAACATCTCACCAGAGACTCTGCTTGAGCAACGACATCCATCTGCAACGGTAGATAAACTTCTCAATCAAGAAATTACTTTTGAGATGTATGCTGACTATGCAGTATGTGCTAATGGAGCAATGTTCCGTAAGGATGTGAAGGGATTCCTTCCAGAACTTATGGAAAAAATGTATAACGAACGAGTCATCTTCAAGAAGAGGATGATTAAGGCTAAAAAAGAGTATGAAAAAACTCCTACAAAAGACCTTGAGAAAGAGATTGCACGTTGTAACAACGTCCAAATGGCTAAGAAGATCGCTCTTAATAGCGCTTATGGTGCCATCGGTAATCAGTATTTTCGATATTACAAACTTGCAAACGCAGAAGCGATTACACTCTCTGGTCAGGTCTCTATCCGTTGGATTGAAAATAAGATGAATCAGCGGATGAATAAAATTCTAAAGACGGATGATGTTGACTATGTTATTGCTTCTGATACCGATTCCATTTATTTGCATATGGGTCCTTTGGTTGAAGCTGTATACAAGGGAAGAGAGAAAACTACTGAGAGCATTGTCGATTTCCTTAATAAGGTGTGTGAAGTGGAACTCGAGCCGTATATTGATCGTTCTTACAAAGAGCTCGCGGAATACGTGAATGCATACGATCAGAAGATGTTCATGAAACGTGAAACAATCGCTGATCGTGGAATCTGGACTGCAAAGAAAAGATACATCCTTAATGCCTGGGATATTGAGGGGGTTCGATTCTCTGAACCTAAACTCAAGATCATGGGTATTGAGGCAATCAAAACTTCTACTCCAGCTCCTTGTCGCAAGATGATTAAGGATGGTCTCAAGTTAATGATGACTGCTACGGAAGATGAAATGATTGATTTTATCGTTGAGTGTAGGAAGACCTTCAAAGCTCTTCCCGCTCAAGACATTGCTTTTCCTCGTAGTGTTTCTGAGATTAACAAGTGGAAGTCTAGTTCTACACTGTACGGCAAGGGTTGTCCAATCCATGTAAGGGGAACTATTCTTTATAATTATTGGACAAAACAAAAAGGATTGGATAACAAGTATCCCTCTATTCAGAGTGGAGAAAAAATTAAGTTTGTTTATCTGAAGACACCCAATCCTATCCGCGAGAACGTGATGTCATTTATTCAAGACTTCCCCAAAGAATTGGGTCTAGATAGTTATATTGACTATGATCTTCAATTTGAGAAGTCATTTATTGAACCAATCAAGGCTATTCTTGATTGTATTGGTTGGGATGTTGAGAGGACTAACACCCTGGAGTCATTCTTTTCATGACTAAGTATTGTGTTGTCTGGTCTATTGATGGCTTTTGGCGGGAAGATGATGTTAAGATCTTTGAAAATTATGATGCCGCAACATGGTTTCTGAAACTTCAAAGACAAAATTATTCTTATGTTAAACTATTTGAAGCGGAGGTTACTTAAATGGAACACAAACGAAGAATCATTACACTAGTGACTGGTGGATTTGATCCCATCCATAGTGGACACATTGCATATTTTAAAAAAGCTAGAGAACTAACCAATTATCTTGTGGTCGGACTCAACACTAATGAGTGGTTGAAAGATAAGAAGGGACAGTATTTCCAAGACTGGAAAGAACGTGCCGAGATCATTCGTCATTTGGAAATGGTGGATGCAGTTATTACAGTTCCCTATGATGAGAAGGGATCTGCTTGTGGTGCCATTGATAAGTGTTTAGAGATTGCAGAGACTGTTGTCTTTGCAAATGGTGGAGATAGAGGTGCTGGAAATACTCCAGAATGTGATGCGTTTAAGTCAAATCCCAGAGTTGAATTTGTTTATGGAGTGGGTGGATCTGACAAAATGAATAGTAGCTCTTGGTTACTTCATGAGTATTTCGAGAGACAGAGAAAACTTATCGGAATATGATAGAATAGTATTTAAATGGAGATGATGTATTATGGATTTTCTAAATGATATTGTAAAAGAGATTGGCGGGGAGTACACACAACTTGCTGCTAATATTGATGAATCGGAGACTTATGTTGACACGGGTTCGCACATTTTTAATGCACTGGTTTCAGGTAGCATATTTGGCGGTGTATCTGGCAATAAGATTACTGCTATTGCTGGAGAGTCTAGTACTGGAAAGACTTTCTTCTCTCTCGCTGTGGTTAAGAATTTTCTTGATAATAACCCCGATGGTTATTGTCTCTACTTTGATACTGAAGCCGCTATTACCAAATCACTCTTGGAGTCACGAGGCATCGACACATCTCGTCTTGTCGTGGTTAATGTTGTCACCGTAGAAGAGTTTCGCGGCAAGGCACTTAAGGCAGTAGATATATACCTTAAGAAACCCTTAGAGGATCGCAAACCTTGTATGTTTGTGTTAGACTCTTTGGGGATGCTTTCAACTGACAAAGAGATTACTGATGCACTGAACGACAAACAAGTTCGTGACATGACCAAATCCCAATTGGTCAAAGGTGCATTCCGTATGCTCACCCTCAAGTTGGGTCAAGCAAACATTCCAATGATCGTTACCAACCATACCTACGATGTTATCGGAGCTTATGTACCAACTAAAGAAATGGGAGGAGGCAGTGGCCTCAAATATGCAGCGTCTACAATCGTCTATCTCAGCAAAAAGAAAGAAAAGGATGGAACGGAAGTGGTCGGCAATATTATCAAAGCTAAGGCTGTTAAGTCGCGTTTGAGTCGTGAGAACCAAGAAGTTTCTGTGCGTCTTTATTACGATGAGCGTGGTCTTGATAGATATTTCGGTCTTCTTGAGCTCGGTGAACTGGGCGGTCTCTGGAAGAATGTCGCAGGTCGCTATGAAATAAATGGGAAGAAAATCTACGCAAAACAGATCCTGGCATCGCCCGAGGAATACTTTACCGACGATGTTATGGAAAAACTTGATGCGATTGCAAGAGAAACCTTTGCATATGGATAACTTCATCAAACAATGTGAGGTGTTTGATGAATCAATATGTAAATCTCTAATTGATATCTTTGAGAACTCCCCAAACAAAGAACGAATAGAAAATTACGGCAGACCTAATTTTACTCAAGTAAATTTAAACGCCGAAGGTAAGTATTCAAAATTTGTTCAAGTTCTTTGTTATAAGTTCGTAGATGTTCTTAAGGAGTATAAGAAAAATCTCCCCGAATATGTTGAATGGTTTCCTCACAAAATATTCTTTGAAGAGCTCCGAATAAAAAAATATGAACCAGGAACAGATGACATGTTTGATTTACATGTTGATGTTCAGGATCATGATTCGGCTAAACGGTATTTGTCTTTTTTGTGTTACTTGAATGATAGTTTCTTCGGAGGAGAAACCGACTTCCCGTATAACAAATTGACAGTAAGACCGAAAACTGGTACAGTGGTAGTCTTCCCCCCAACTTGGCAATATCCTCATCGAGGACTACCAGTTAAGGAAGGTGATCCAAAGTACATCCTAAGTACTTATTTACATTATTATTGATGGAATCTATCGAACAAACAGTTATTAAGAATCTCATTGCCAATGAGGAATACACCCGAAAGGTTCTACCTTTCATTAAACCTGAATATTTCCAGAATACTCATGAAAAGGTAATCTTTGAAGAGTGCTCAAAGTTCCTTTCAGAGTATAATAAGTGTCCTACTGTAGAGGTTCTCAATATTGAATGTGAGAAACGTAAAGATATCAATGACGATACCTATAAAACAATCATTGATTATCTTGGTCAGGTTGATTTAACCCCATCCAATGAACAGTGGATCTTAGATAATACAGAGAAGTGGTGTAGAGATAGGGCAATTTATCTTGCCCTCGTGGAAAGCATTTCTATTGCAGATGGAAATGATGAGAAGTCTAACGTGGATGCAATTCCTACAATCTTATCCGATGCTCTGGCTGTAAGTTTTGATAACCACGTAGGACATGACTATCTCCAAGACTATTCAGAACGATTCGATTTCTATCACCAGAAAGAGGATAAGATTCCCTTTGACTTGGAATTTTTCAATAAAATTACCAAGGGTGGTCTTCCTAATAAGACTCTTAATATCGCTCTTGCTGGTACTGGGGTCGGAAAGTCTTTGTTCATGTGCCACGTCGCTGCTTCCGTTCTCCTTTCGGGACGTAATGTACTCTACATCACGCTTGAGATGGCTGAGGAAAAAATTGCAGAGAGAATTGATGCTAACCTTCTCAACGTCCCAGTCCAACAGTTGACTGAACTTCCACGGATGATGTTTGAGAATAAGGTATCTACCATCTCTCAGAAGACCCAGGGATCTCTTATAATTAAAGAGTATCCTACGGCATCTGCACATGCTGGACACTTTAGGGCACTTCTTAACGAACTTGCACTTAAGAAGTCATTCCGTCCTGATATTATTTTCATTGATTACCTTAATATATGTGCTTCCAGCAGGTATCGCGGAAATCTTTCTGTCAATTCATATAGCTATATTAAAGCTATTGCAGAAGAACTTCGAGGGTTGGCTGTTGAAGCAAACGTCCCTATCGTTTCTGCCACGCAGACCACTCGCTCTGGTTATAGTAGCAGTGATGTGGACCTTACTGACACTTCTGAATCCTTTGGCCTCCCTGCTACTGCTGATCTTATGTTTGCCCTTATTAGTACTGAAGAGCTTGAGCAGCTGAATCAGATCATGGTCAAACAACTCAAGAACAGATACAACGATCCCACTATGAACAAAAGGTTTGTGGTCGGTATTGATCGAGCAAAGATGCGTTTGTATGACTGTGAACAGTCTGCTCAGAACGACATCCTTGACAGTGGGCAGGATGAGGAGTATACTTATGAGGAAGACAAGAAATCCAAAAACAAATTCGCAACACTGAAGTTTTAACTATGAGTCAAAAACATGTCGATTTTGAGCGTTACCAAGAGTTTGTTAACGCAGTTACATCCGATGCTTCTACGGACTTTGTTGCTCTCTCCGATCGTCTAGTTGAACTAGATGGTAAAGGTGCAAACATCGAACGTCTTCTGACCGCAGGGGTTGGTATCAATGCTGAAGGTGGTGAGTTCCTTGAGATCATTAAGAAGATGATCTTCCAAGGTAAACCATGGAATGATGCTAATCGTGAACATCTGATCATTGAGCTGGGTGATATTATGTGGTACGTTGCACAAGCTTGTATTGCTCTTGGAGTTTCTTTCGATGATGTAGTTGCAGGTAATGTGACTAAACTTGAAAAGCGTTATCCTGGTGGTAGCTTTGATGTATTTTATTCTGAAAACCGTGCTGAGGGAGACCTATGATTACTCTTGAACTTGAAAACGAAGAAGCTGTAGAACTTCTATCCATTCTTGTACGAGAACAAAAAGATTATACTACTGTTGAAGAACATACCCCTGAACGGGTTAAACAACTCCGTAGTGTTATTGTTAAAATTGATTCTCTTCTAGAGAATTATATCGATGTCTGAAGACAAGAAAAAAGATAAAGATAAAAAGATAAAGTTTGCTGGAAACTATAAAGGTCCACTCTACGCACCCCATCCCGATCTACTAAAGAACAATGAGCGAAAAACCGATAACCCTTGAAGAGTATAAAGAAGTATCCGAAGAGTTCTTTCCCAAGTATCACTTCGTTGCTTCTGAACTCGGTGAAGGATGTAAGACCGAAGATGTACTCAAGGTTATGGAATCTCTTGCTGGTCTTGTTATGAAGAAACGTATGGAAAGTAAGAAGGCTAATATTGGATTTAATAAGCAACCATCTGAATAATAAATAGCCCCCGTAAGGGGGATTTTTTATGGCAGGTAAACTAAACGAAGGCGATGTGATGGAGGGTATATTTGCCATTTGTCTTGCCGATTTATTTGCACACAATAGAATAGACAAATCCAGAGTTAATAGAATTAGAAAGGATATCGATCCAGAGCTTTTCCGAGATGGTAGATTTTCTAGAGAAGTTTGGAGAGTTCAGGATGGAAGTCCCACAGATAATGTTGGAGTTACCCTTAATCTAAGACTCAAGTATAATTCTACCAACATGGCTTTTGGTTCTAATTATGAACCTCTTTACGATTCCAGTAGTGATATTGGTAATCTAGATCAAAAGATTGGTACTTTGGTATCCTTTACTAATACTTATTATAGGAATATGCTCCAACGGGTAAAGGATAGTTATTTAAAAAATAATCAATCTGATGAGGTCAACATTGTAGTTGATGCGGATGGAATTGCTGGTGAATCATCTGGTGGTAACATTAAAGGGGACCTAGAAGTTCGCGTAATTATCAATGGGGTTCCACAGATGGATAAGAAGATGACTTTTTCTCTGAAGTCTGGAAGTAAAACACTCGCAAACTTGAGTCCTTATAATGGAATTATGGATGTCATCTCTAGATTTGGAGTTCAATTAAATAGCGCAGACGATACTAAGTTTAGAACTGTATTGGGAGAACAACTTGCTCAGGCTAGAACGCCAGCAGAGAAAAGAATGAAGATTGAGTTGATTCACGAATTGTATGACAAGACACTTACTGAGTTGACATCCAATGTGAGATCTCCTGGATTTAAATCAGCTGCATTTAAATTATTCCGAGATGTTACTTTTGGTGAGGATCTTGCAAATGTAGTTGATATTGATAAGACAAAAATCAAGGAAATTACAGTAGAACATTTAAATGCATTGGAAGCAAGAACCACTGGATTTACTGTTGAATCTAAAGGTAAAGGTGCTGCTAAAACTTTGAAGTTTAAAATGGTTCCTAGTAGTGGAAAAGCAGCTAATGATGTTCTCTTCCAATTGAGATATAAAGAAAGGACTGAAGGAGCTGGAGCTGATTTCAATATCAAAGAATTGAAGTTCTATGTTGAAGCCGGCGCAGGTGCCTACGCACCAAAACTATAAATAACTAAGTTAAGGAGTACTAACATTAGTAATGAAAAGTTTTTCACAGTTTCTTAGCGAAGCGGTAAAGACTACTGCATCCACTCAGGCTAAACAGAAAGGTTTAGTTGGGGATGGTCATGGTGGTTGGTACGATAAAAAGGGAAAGTTTGTAGCAAAAACG